AATTTCAGGAAGACATGCTCATCATTGCTCCAACTCCTGTGACTGGCCGGCAATTATTCCGGATCAAGGAAATCAGCGAGCAAGATGACACAATAAGTCTGACTTGCCAGCACATCACAGAAGACATCTTCAAGCGCTCTGTTCGCCCTATCAAGGTTTCAAACTCAACTTGTCAGATCGCTTTGAATGCTATGATCTCAGCGGTCAAGACACCACTTGGGAAGTTCTCTTTCACAAGTAACATCATGGACAATAGAACTTTCAACACTACAGAAGATGAAACGCTCTATAAGATCCTGATGGATGGTAAACATTCCATTGTTGGTGCTTGGGAAGGTGAGATGATCCGTGACAACTTCCTGATTGACATTCCGAAAAGCCGGGGGGTTGATCGTGGTGTGGTAATCACCACACATCAAAACTTGAAGCAGTATGAACGAAATAAGAGCAGTTCTAGCATCATCACAAGACTGCATCTGAAATCAACCTTCAAACCAGAGGGAGCAGAAGAAGACACGGTTCTGAAAGTCACTGTGGACAGCCCCCTCATTGGAAGCTACCCTTATATCAATGAAGCTGAGTATGAGAACAATGATCTTACTACAGAGGAAGAATTGAGAAAATGGGGTGAAGCCAAATTCAAGAATGGAGACATTGACAAGTCAACTGATCAGATCAAGGTTGAAGCTTATGAGCTAGATGGTCAAACTGTGCATCTTGGTGACACAGTGACCATCATGAGCTTGAAGCATGATGTCATGTTAAAAAAGAAAGCTGTAGGCTATGTTTTTGATGCTTTGTCAGAAAAGTACATCTCTCTTACATTCGATGACAAGGCTGGCCACGGTGGAGGCATGTCAGGCTCCAATGGAATTTCTGATGTAGCATCTGAAATCCTAGATACAGTCCAAAAGACTCAAGAGGATGATGAATACTACAAGAAATTGAAAGTATTGGTTGACAATGCCAACAGGGCTTTTGAAGACAAGGCAGGAGCCTTGGAAAAAGAGATCACTGATGGAATTGAGCAAGCCAAAGCGCAAGCTGAAGTGGTTAAGCAGGAAATTTCGGCTAAAGTAACTGAGAAAATCAATGCAGCAAATCAAGCCAACAAAAATGAAATTGTGGAAGAGTTTAAAGCTCAATACAATGGCATTGAAGTTAAGATGCAAGGCTTGAAAGCTACTACTGATCAATTGAAGACTAGTGATGCAGACATCCAGAAGTTGGTCAATGACTTCAAGGCTCAGACACAAACCCAATTTTCTGGGATCCAAGGCGCACAATCCAGATTTGAGCAGACGACTGAAAAAGCCATCTCTGACCTGACCATTGTGGCCAATGGCAAAGCTGATCGCTCTTATGTGGAACAGACGGTGGCAGGGGTTAAAGAAGAGTTCACAACTCTAAAAGTTGGTTCAAGGAACTACGCTGAAGACTATGATTTCACTCGTGGTCTGTGGTTTTTTGCTCATGGAGATTCAAGTGATTCAACTGGTACAGCAGAAAATGGAGTCTATACTATTTCAGGTAGTACAAACACTTGGAAGCAAGCACAGTTATTCTCTAGCACTGCACCAAGCTGGGCAACATCAAAAACAACTGCTCTAGACTATCTAGAAAAAGGCGAGCCTTACACACTTTCTTTTTATGCTAAAAGAAACAGTGGATCAGGTACAGTTTGGGCTTCTTTGCGTGAGAACCGTAAATCTGGAGACAATCCAGAAAGAATCTATGCTCAATTTCAATTGACTGATGAATGGAAAATGTTCAAAGTTTCTGTTCCAGCTTTAGAAAAAAGCGATGAGTTTGATTTTTGGCGCATCATTATCGGATATAGTGAAGCAGGTTCGATTTCGTTTAAAAAGGTAGAGCTAACACAAAGCACTACCAGAACAGACGCAGGACCTGCTCCAGAAGATCAGGAAGCCATTATCACAAATGCTTCAGCATCTTTTGAACGTACAGCACAAGGTCTCAAAACTCAAATAACAGCACTTGAACAATACACAGGAGAAAGTGGAATCCTTGAAACAAGGTTGAAGCGATACACAGAAGAGCAGACAAGCAACACCCTGAAGACTATTCGTGAGAATCTATCTGAGAATTATATTTCCAAGAATAAGTACACAGAAGACTCTGAGGGAATCACAAGAAGAATTGAAGCTCTAGGAAGTCAGATTGACCAAGAAAACCTTGTGAAATTAGCTGATAGCTTAACTGAATATACAGCGCCCAACAATGGGTCAACCAGAATTGCATCAGTAGAGAACGGGACTTTCAAAATGAAAGTGTCTGGATCTCCTGCAAATTCCTATACATGGGCAGGCCCCACATTCCCATTGTATATCAACAAAATGACTCAAGGGGAATACTACTCATTAGGTTTTGAATATCAAGTGAGAAGTGATGTTGAATGTGATAAAGGCATAGCAGTGACGCTTAAACGACATTCAAACAATAAGCAAGTATTCGGGAAGAGTTTTGCAGACAAAACAACTTCAAAAGATACATGGTTGAAAGCTGAGTTCACATTCCTGGCAACTGATTTTGAATTTGACTCATCCGGAAGTTTCCCTCTATACTTCTACGCAGTCAACAATGCACACTTTTGGATTCGTAAGCCAATTTTAGTCAAAGGGCCTAAAGTTCCAGCATACAAACCAAACAGCTTGGATACAATCAACTCACGAATTGAGAGCAAACTTGCTGAATACAAGCAGACTGTTGATGGTCAATTCTCAACATTCTCAACTGAGTTTGGGAATAATCTAAGATATGCCACAGAAGGGTTAAACAATAAACTTGCAACCCAGGAACAGGCACTTACTAACAAGATTGAAGAGCAAGCACACTCAACAGATGTCAAACTGGCAACTCAAGCAGATGAGACAAACAAGAAATTATCTAGTCAAAATTCTGTCCTCAATGACAAGTTAGATGATTTCAAGGACAGCATCAACGGGCGCTTTGCGAATTATCAGCAAACAGTTGATGGGCAAGTGGCAACGATCATCAGCCAATTTGATGGAGTTTTGAAAAAAACAGACATCAACATCACAGATGGTCAGATCTCATTTGGCACAGGCAAGAGCATCAATGGAAGGACCATCAGCTCCTTGCTGGTACAAGAACCGGAAGCAATTGCTTTGATCGCTCAATTGATCAAGGTAAAAGGTGACATGGTAGTTGATGGATCCATTTTAGGCCGTCATATTGCAAGCGAAAGCGTGGAAACCGGCCATATGAAAGCCGGATCAGTCACTACACCAATTTTGGCTAGTAATGCAGTTACAGCAGACAAGCTACAAGTTGATTATGCTTTGATTCAGAAACTGCTTGCTAATCAAGCATTTATTAGAGAATTGATCTCACAAAAAGCCTTTATCGCACAACTTAATTCAGTTGCTGTGTCGGCTGAGAGAATCCAAGGTGGAAGGTTGCTATCTAATAATGGTGCGACTGATTTTAATTTAGATAACGGAAGCGTGAACTTTTATTCTAACCAAGGTTCCATCAGACGGATTGATGATACGACATCATCTCAGTTTATCAGACTGGAACAAGGATATTTTAGAGCGGAACGTTTTGAAGATAGAAAGGCTGCTCGGATTGTCATAGGTACGAACCATGATAAGAAAGAGAGTGTAGAAAATGAAACATTTGCTGGCACTCGTCTGTGGTCGGGTAATGGTAACGGAGAAAAGGAATCATTCCACGAAACCGTTGCTGACCGTATTGTTTTCTATGCTAACGGGAAATATCGTAGTCCGTGGATGATCCACAATAACACGAGAGATGGGTATACATTCTTCATGCCATTGAATGAAAACCGAGTCAAGCATGTAATTGGTCGATCGGACAAAAGATTGAACAACATACATACAGACGAAATCATGTTAAATGGTGTCAGACTCAAAATGATGATAAAAGACATAATGAACCGTATCGGTTATCGTGGTGTTGGCAACTGGGCTGATCTCATTAATTAGGAGAAATCAATGAACGAAAACATCTTACTTTCAATGGTCGCTGAATTGAACAAACAATTGAGTGACAAGACGCTTGGTGAAATCGAGTTTAAGGCTCGTTTTACAGATTTGCAATCACAAGTAGCACAGCTTGCTCAAGAAGTTGAAAGCTATCGCTCGGTCTTAGAGTCTGACAAAGACTTAAAAGAACTTTTTGAAGAAATTAAGAATAAAAACGAGGTAACAAACTAATGGATTATAAAGTACAATTTAAATCATACGATGCAGTAGCTAACACTACCAAGGTAGCAATCAAGCAAGACTTCCCATACCGTGTATTTGAGGAAATTTTGCCAACAAATCGCATGGCCGAAGATGATGCGACACTGGTTGAAGCAGTATTGAACATCGTGCGCATGGAGCTTGATACATCTGGCGCAGTCGTAGCGATCAAGAAAGAGCTAGACAAATCTGTCGAAGCTAACAA